ATAACGAAGTTTATACAAGTGGTTATGGAACACCACCAACTTTAGCAATTTCAAAATTACAAAACAAACTTTTAGTTGATTTAAAAACTGCGGGAGTTTGGGCAAAATTAGATAGTTTATTCGTGTTTGCGGGTGACGGAGATTTTGACTTTGCAAGTGTCGATTGGAAGTTATTACAACAAGGAACAAATAACTCAACTACTTATTCTACAAATCAAGGAATAACCGCAAATAGTATTGTAAGCGCATATTTTGATACGAATTTTAATCCAAGTGTAGCAGGAACAAACTACACACAAAACAACGCTTCACGTTATGCTTATGTAAAAAACTTTGGTGAAAGTCCCGAATATTTAACAATAATAGACGGAGTTAGCAACACACATAGAAATTCAATTCAAATAGGAAGTTTCCTTGAACAAAGAATAAACCAAAACGTAGTAGATTTAAGTAACCCATTTGAATACGATTCATTTTCAAAAATGAAGTCTATTCATAGAACTTCAGCGACAAGCGTAACTTTGTTTAACGATACGACTTCAACAACGGAAGTTGCAGTTTCACACGCAGTATCAAATAACAACCAATTAATATTTAATTCGCACACAATTTATTCAGATGGCGGAACTATTGGACTTTATGCAATGGGTGGTTCAATGATTAGCGAAAACACGAATTTTGTAAATGCAGTTAATACTTATATGAACTCAATTTAATGAAAAGTAACTATTTAGCAGGTTTATATTTTATAGCAGGGTTTTTAACTTCGTTTTCTTTGATTTGTCAAGGCACAGAACCTTACATTAATTTGGCAGGGGTTACTTTGTTTTTTTATTTAACGTTTAGTTTGACTGAAGCATTAGAAGATTTGAACTTATGAAACTACAATTATTTTTATTACTTTATTCAATTAAAAATTCAGCGTTGAAATTACTAACTATTTGCTTTTCGTTTTTTTTACCTATTAGCGGAATACTTGGGCTTTTATTTGCGTTGATATTGTCGGACACGGCAACAGGAATTTGGAAAGCAAAACATCAAAAACAAGAAATAACTTCACGCAAACTTTCGGCAATAGTTTCTAAATTACTTTTATACGAATTAACGGTTATAATGTTTTACCTTATAGATTACTATATTTTAAACGACATAATTTTAACGTTCTTTTCAGTACCATTAATGCTTACAAAAGTTTTAGCGTTGGTACTTGCTTCAATCGAAATAATGTCTATTAATGAGAACTTTAAATCTGTAAAATCAATCGATTTGTTCCAAAGTGCAAAATTACTATTTGCACGAGCGAAAGAAGTTAAAGACGATTTAAACAAGTTAAAATGAATTTAAGCGCACACGTTACATTAAAAGAGTTTCAAGCTTCAGGATTAGCAACGTTACGAAATCTTAACAACCAAATGAACGAATCGCAAATTGCGTCCGCAAAACTTTTGTGTGAAAACGTGTTTGAACCGTTAAGAATTCACTTAAACACACCAATACAAATTAGTTCTGGGTTTCGTTCTTTACAGGTTAATAAAATGATAGGCGGTTCTAAAACTTCACAACATACCAAAGGCGAAGCAATGGACTTACAAATTGGCGCTAAAGGTTTTAATTTTATTAAAGACAAATTAGACTTCGACCAACTTATTTGGGAATTTGGAAACGATGAAAATCCGTCTTGGGTTCACGTTAGTTATAGTTCTAAAAATCGTAAACAAGTATTAAAAGCAACCAAAAAAAATGGGAAAACTATTTATAGTAATTATTAGTCTTTTTCTTTATTCGTGTTCGGCTCAATATCATTTGAACAAAGCAATTAAAAAGGGTTACACTTGTGAAGAAACAGGCGACACAATTCGTATTACAACTTTGGATAGTATTCCTATTATAATAAACGACACAATAGTTTGGGAAAAGTTTATAAGCACTAAAGACACAATTATAAAATACAAAAATGTTTACGTTCCAAAAACACGAATACAATTAAAACGTGAATACAAAATAAAGATAAAAACTATCTACAAAGACAAGGTAGTTGAAAAAGCACAAGCACGAGCTGAAGGCAAAAAGAATAGACCAAAAGGAAATTTAAATTTATTATTTGTTGGGGTTGGAATAGGTTTATTACTTTCGTACTTATGGAAGTACGCAAAACAATCATTAATCTAAATTTTTTATGAAAAATAACAGCGCAAGGTTTCGACTAAAACAGGACGAAATCGAAATACTTATGCAGTATCGTGGAATAAAAGAAGCAACCGATGAAGCTGGAGTTGATGACAAAGACGTTAAACACGGTTGGTTAAAAACAAAACAAGCAAGTTTGTTTTTTAAGAACCCAAACTTTAAAGCTGAAGAACTAAACGCAATTCAACAAATAAAAGACGAATGTATAAAAGAAGTTAAAAAATACGCACCAAAATATACTGATACAGCAATAAAATATGATATTGATACGGATGGACATTTACTTGTAATTGATATTGCGGACTTACATATCGGAAAATTAGCAACAGCATTTGAAACAGGCGAAGAATATAATTCACAGATAGCCGTTAAACGTGCAAAAGACGGACTACAAGGCATTTTAAACAAAGCTAAAGGATTTACTATTGACAAAGTTTTATTTGTTGCAGGAAACGACATATTGCACACCGACAACACCAAACGAACTACAACAGGTGGAACACCACAAGACACGGACGGAATGTGGTACGACAATTTTTTAATGGCGAAGAATTTATATATCGAACTTTTAGAACAATTAATAATTTTTGCAGACGTTGAAGTAGTTTACAATCCAAGTAATCACGATTTAACGCACGGTTTCTTTTTAATGCAATTGATAGAAGCGCACTTTAGCAAGTCAAGTATTCGTTTTAACGTAGATTTAAAGCATAGAAAAGCGTTTAGGTACGGAAGTAATTTAATAGGAACAACACACGGTGACGGAGCAAAAATCGAAAACTTACCGTTATTGTTAGCAACTGAATTTCCTATATTATGGAGCAAAACTAAACACCGATATATTTATTCGCACCATATACACCATAAAACAAGTAAAGATTTTATAGGAGTAACATTTGAAACGTTACGCAGTCCTTCAGGAAGTGATAGTTGGCATCATAAAAACGGATATACAGGAGTTCCGAAAGCGGTTGAAGGTTACGTACATCACAAAGAATTTGGTCAAGTCGCCCGAATTACCCACGTTTTTTAATGGTTTAATCATTTTTTTTTGTATCTTTAATTTATTATAGTATATTTGTCATTCATAGTTAAAAAAAAGAAAACAGTTATAAGCTCCCCAGCACGTAGCTGTTTTTTTTTGTGACAATAAACGGTTTAATTCCGATTAACTGTCAAGTAAAGCGCAACGTAAACTTGACATTTTCAGTTTATAACCTTAATAAAAACTAAAAATTTATGGGTTTTACCTTACAAAATGAGTACAATTTGTACCTATTCTTATTTAGAATGAATATAAATTACACTTTTTTTATTCACAAAACGTAATAAACACAAGGATTTTAAAAATAAATTAAAAATAATTGTTAAAAAGTATTGTAGTTATTAAAATAGTATTTATATTTGCATATAATTATTAACGAAAACAAAAACAAATACTATGAAAACAGAAATTGAAACAACAAAAAAAATTATGAACTTATTACTTGAATGTGTAAAGGATAAAAATATTTCTATAAAAGAACGAAATGTTTATTATTCTGAATATTTACAACTTGCAAAAAATTTATTGATTTTAAGTAAATAAAAAAACAAGGGGTGCGACTTGGTAACGCACATTAATTTAAAAACTATGAAAACAGAATTTAACAAAGTAATTGATTTCTTGGAAACACAACAACAGGAAAACAAACTAAACACGAACCAACTGCATTTAATCATTCAAACCTTATGTACATTTTTAGACGATGAGCAATTGCAGGAAGTAGAAAATTTATTTAACCAATTTAAAAAATAACACTATGAAAAATTTAATTGATTACTTTACACCAACAACCGAAGAACACAAATCGTTTTTAAGGCACTTTTTAGGCACTCTAACGGCTTTTATTGTGTTGGGTGGTATGTTC